CCTTCATCATCTGGGCCAAGAACACCTTCACGCTGGGTCGCTCGGACTACCAGCGCCAGTACGAGCCGATCCTCTACGGCTGGCCGGAGGGTGGCGAGCGTCACTGGTGCGGCGACCGCGACCAGGGCGACGTCTGGCAGATCAAGAAGCCAGCGAAGAACGATCTGCACCCGACCATGAAGCCGGTGGAGCTGGTCGAGCGGGCCATCCGCAACTCCAGCCGCCCCGGCGACGTGGTGCTCGACCCCTTCGGCGGTTCCGGCACCACCATGATCGCCGCCGAGAAGGCCGGGCGCGTGGCGCGGCTGATCGAGCTCGACCCGAAGTATGCGGACGTGATCGTGCGGCGCTGGCAGGACTGGACGGGCCAACAAGCCACCCGCGAGGCGGATGGCGTGGCGTTCGACGACCTGGTCGGCACGGCGGATGCCATCGGCCCGGCAGATGCCGAGGAGGCGCTGTGAAGCAGTCGCGCTGGATGTCGCTGGTGGAAGCCGTGGCCAATGTGCTGGTCGGCTATGGCGTGGCGGTGGCAACCCAGTGGGCGGTGTTTCCGCTCTTCGGTCTGCACGCCACGCTGCAGGAGAACTTGGCTATAGGCCTGATCTTCACAGCCGTGTCGCTGGTCAGGAGCTACCTGCTGCGCCGGGCGTTCGAGGGGCTGCGCGGCGTAGGCTGATCATGCCGCCAGGGACTCTTCGACGATCTCGCAGTGGATCACGAAGCCCGTCAGGTAGGGAAGGCCCTTGGGGATGCCGTACTGCTTGCTGGTGCTGCGGCCAATCGTCCAGCCCATCCAACGCTGCGTGGCGGCGTTGATCGCGTCGGCCAGGGTGGCGCCTGTGTAGAGGCCGTTTTGCACATCGTCGGCAAAGTGGCGTCCGTGGCCGCTGTCGAGGAAGGTGCGCACCGATTCGAGGGGCTGGCCGGTGGCCTCGGAGACTGCGGTCATCGCGATCGGCCAGGCGGCGTCGGCGTGTTCGTTCATCGTGCCGTAAAAGCCCCAGGCGTCGTTCTGGGCGGCGGGGATTTGCTTGGTGGTCATTGTTTTCTTTCAATCGAATCGGGCCAGGGCGTGACCCGGATGGTCGTGGGGTCGTAAATCTGCTCGCGCGCACGGGATAGGGTGGCGGAGGCCTTATTGAGAGCTTCTCTCTCCGTCTTTGCCCGGACGTGGAACACGACGCAGTCGTGATGATCGGTGGTGCGGATCGCATTCACTGACCAACGGCGCGATGGGGCAGCTGGCCTGGTCTTTTGTCGGCCTGTCCCGCCGCACTTGAAGCACACGCCGCCCAGCACGTTGGCGTAAATGGCAAGACGACCCTTCCCCTGGCAGCGCGCGCATGGATAGGTCGTGGGCGTCTTCATCGCTTACTCCTGGTTGGCGGCGCGGGCGACTTCGTGCGCGCGGGCCAGTTCCGCCTGGGCGCTGGCAATCAGGTCCAGGCGCAGGTTGGGCAGGATGTTGCTGGCCAGCTCGTTCAGGAGCCAGTTCATCGTTTTTGCTTGGTCGTGAACCGTTTCGGCTCCTTCAAATCGCTCGGCGTAACGGTCGAGTTCGCGCAAGCTGCGCTCCAGGGTGCTGCGTGCCTGGGCGATGGCCTCGCGGGCGTTGCGTTGGGCGGCGTCGATCAGGTAATCGCATTCGGTTTTCATGGAGGGCTCCTTTCGGTGGGTGGTTGCGACACCCGTATGAACGCGCTGTTCGATCGAGAAGCCAAGCTCAATCTGCATCGTGCTGGGCATCAAGGGCTTCAATCGCCAGCACCAGATCGGCGATGCGGTCGGCCTCGAAGCCAAAGCCCCGGCGGCGCAGAAGGTGCTCAATGCTCGGATGCTTCATCCGGGCGATCTTCCGGCAGGCATCGAGCAAGGCCTGCAGCGGTGCTGCCGGGATCGGGTCGTCGGGCTGCGTGCTCATGCGGTGGCTTCCTCGGCAATGCGGTAAAGGCGCTGCCCTGCACCCGGCGTGCCAGCAGGCCCTTCGATCTTCTCGGAGACGATGGTCAGGCCCAGCTTCTTCTTGAGCGCGCCGGCAAAGGTGCCGCGCACCGTGTGCGCCTGCCAGCCCGTGGCCTCGCAGATCTGCGCGATGGTGGCGCCCTCGGGGCGTTTCAACATCTCGATCACCAGCGCCTGCTTGCTGTGGGCGCGGCGCGGCGCGGCGCTGCGATGCGCATCCTGCGCCCAGGCCGCTTCGGCGGCGTTCGCCGCCGCCTCCAGGTCGGCCTCGTCGCGCGCCGTCTGCGCCTGCTCGGCCCGGGCGATCACCGCATCGAGTTTCGCAACGAAGGACTGGCGCTGGGCGGTGCGGGCACCCGGGCGCTGCACGCCCAAGGCCTCGTAGCCTGCGTCGGCAACGACCCAGACCTCGCCCTGGCGGGCGATCAGGGCGCGGTTGGCCAGGCCGTCGAGCACCTTGCGGCGGGCACCGCCTTGGATGTGCTCGGGGAACCAGTCGATTCGGCCGTCGCTGTGCTCGAGCGCATAGGCCAGGATCGCGTGCTGGGCGGGGGTCAGGGTGATGGTGCTCATGGTCTGCTCCTGGATAGGGATGGATCGGCGCGAGTCAGTCTTCCCACAGGTGCTCGCAATCGAGGCTGATCCACAGGCGCGCATCGCGCACGGTGGCCATCTCGCGCACCGCCAAGCCGGTTTTGATGTTGGTGCCGGTCTTGCCGGTGAAGTCGTAACGCTGGCCGTCGTACATCACGGTCGCTGGGCCTTGCTCGTCGAACTCGACTCGGATCAGGCGGGGGCCGAGGGCGTTGCCGTTGGTGTCGGTGACTTGCGGCTGGCGGATGCGGGCTTTCATGGTGGTGCTCCTTTGTTTGTGGATCGTTGCTGTGCTTGTAGTAACGCGCTGTTCAAGCGGTAAGCCAAGCGCCGGTTCGATCTTTCTGCGCCTGGCTGGCCCGTCAATTTCGGCTGGCCTTGAGCACCTGAATGCCGGCGTGCGCCAGGCTCAGGGCCGCGCTCTGGAAGGCCACATGCGCCACCGTCGGCGCCTCGCGCGCATCGGTGAGCAACTCGTCCAGTACCGAGCCGACCTGGGCGCGCATCGCGGCGCAGGCGGCGTCCAGTTGCGCGGTCGTGGCCTGGCGCACTTCCGGGTAGAGGCGCACCAGCAAGGTCAGGGCGGCTTCGCCGAGTTTGTGGCCAAGGGTGTCGAGGCTCTGGGTGGTGTTGGCGGTGTTCATGGTGTGCTCCGTGGTGGGCGTTGATGACATCTGTATGAACGCGCTGTTGCCGATTGAAGCCAAGCGTTCGGTCCATCTATTTCGCATCGGAGTGGCTTGTGTTCGACACTGCTGAATCGGCGGTCGAATCCGCCTGGAAACGGGGCCTCGCACCCGATCCCATCCTCACCGTCGATGACTGGGCCAACCGTCACCGGATGCTCTCGTCGGTCGCCTCCGCCGAACCCGGGCGCTGGTCGACCAGCCGCACGCCGTACCTGGCCGAGATCATGGCGGCCTTGTCGGTGACCTCGCGCGCCGAGCGGGTGGTGCTGATGAAAGGGGCTCAGTTAGGGGGCACAGAAGCGGGACTGAACTGGCTGGGCTACGTCATCCACCACGCCCCTGGGCCGATGTTGCTGGTGCAGCCCACGGTGGAAGGCGCCAAGCGCGTCTCCAAGCAGCGCGTCGATGCGCTGATCGAAGCCAGCCCTGAACTGGCCAGCCGGGTCAAAGACCCCCGCAGCCGCGATTCGGGCAACACCCAGCTGATGAAGGAATTCCCCGGTGGCGTGCTGATCATGACCGGCGCCAACAGTGCGGTGGGCCTGCGCTCGATGCCGGTGCGCTACCTGTTTCTCGATGAGGTGGATGGCTACCCGGGCGATGCCGATGGCGAGGGCGATCCGGTGGCGCTCGCCGTGCAGCGCGCTGCCACCTTCGTCAATCGCAAGGTCTATCTGTGCTCAACGCCGACGCTCAAAGGCTTCTCGCGCATCGAGGCGGCCTACCTGGAGTCGGACCAGCGGGTGTTCGAGGTGCCCTGCGATCACTGTGGGGCGCACAGCCAGATCCAATGGCGGGACATCAAGTGGCCGACCGGCAAGATGGCGGACGCCGCCTGGCACTGCCCGGCCTGCGACGGCATTCATCCCGAGTACCGCAAGCCGGCACTGCTGGCCAACGGTCGCTGGGTGGCCAAGGCCAAGGGCGATGGCAAGACAGTGGGCTTCCATCTCTCCAGCCTGTACAGCCCTTGGCTGACGTGGGGTGAGATCGCCCAGGAGCACCACGCTGCCAAGGACGATCCGGTGCGGCTCAAGGTCTGGGTGAACACCAAACTGGCCGAGACCTGGGAAGACCGGGAGGGAGAGACCTTGGATGCGGAGGGCCTGATGGAACGTCGTGAAGCCTACGGGCCTGCGATTCCGGCTGAGGTGGCACTGCTCACCTGCGGTATCGACGTGCAGGACGACCGACTGGAACTGGAAGTGGTCGGCTGGGGCCGAGACGAGGAGTCCTGGTCCATCGACTACAAGGTGCTGTGGGGCGATCCCTCGGCGCCGGATACTTGGTCGCAGCTCGATGCCTACCTCGGTAACCGCTTCGAGCACGAGACCCTGGCCAACGGCCTGACCATCGAAGCTGCTTGCCTCGACACTGGTGGTCACCACACCCTGGCGGCCTACGCATTCTGCAAGGGCCGCGAGAGGAAACGCATCTGGGCGATCAAGGGCGGTTCAGGCAAACGGCCGATCTGGCCCAAGCGACCGAGCAAGGCCAACAAGGGCAAAGTCAATCTGTTCACGGTCGGCGTCGATGCCGCCAAGGAAGCGATCTACGCCCGGTTGAAGAAGACAGGCTCAGGCCCAGGGGCGATGCACTTTCCGATGGATCGGGATGCGCAGTATTTCGAGCAGCTGACGGCCGAGCGGATTCGCACCCGCTACGTGAAGGGTTTCCCGCAGCGCTTCTGGTGGAAGCCGGATGGGCGGCGCAACGAGGCGCTGGACTGCCGGGTGTACGCCTATGCCGCGCTGCATGGGCTGCTGTCGATGGGGCTCAACCTGAACCGGCGGGTAGAGGCGCTGCCGAAGCAGTCGGTGGCTCGTCAGGATGCTGGCCAAAGCGTTGTGTCGATTCCATCGGTGCCGACGCCGCGCCGTCGGCGCATGGCGATTTCGTCGGGTTATGTGAGATGACCATAGAAGAGCTCAAGGCACAGCTTGATGCGCTGCGAGCAGCGCGCTACAGCGGGATGCTGACCGTCAAAGCCGGCGACAAGTGGCTGACCTACAAGTCGGACGCCGAGCTGCAGGCGGCGCTCCAAGATTTGGAGCGCGAGGTCGCCAACGCCGAAGGCCGCCGCCCGGCGCGGCGTATCCGCGTCTACGCGAGCAAGGGGTTGTGATGGGCGTGTGGCAACAGTGGCGTCAGCGGCTGGGGCGGCAGGTGTTGCGCGTCGGCGCGATGGTCGGCGGCTTCGAGGGCGGCTTGTCGTCGCGCCGCCTGAAGATGTTTCAGGCCAGCCGCGCGCACGTCAACACCCTGATCCAGTCCTCCGGCGCGGACATGACCGCGCGCGCGCGCTACCTGATCCGCAACAACGGCTACGCGGCCAATGCGGTGGAGTCGTGGGCGAGCAATGCCGTGGGCACCGGCATCAAGCCCTCGTCGGCCATCGCCGATGCCGCGCTCAAGGATCGGGTGCAGCAGCTGTGGCTGCGCTGGACGGACGAGTCGGATGCCGAATGGCTGACCGACTTCTACGGCCAGCAGCGCCGTGCTGCGCGCGAGCTGTTTATCGCTGGCGAAGTGTTTTTCCGGCTACGGCAGCGCCGGCCCGAAGATGGCCTGAGCGTGCCGCTGCAGCTGCAGATGCTGCCATCCGAGATGCTGCCGCTGACCGACAACCGCGTGCTCGACAACGGCCACGTGGTGCGGCAGGGCATCGAGTTCGACCGCATCGGCCGTCGCGTGGCGTATCACTTTCTGCGCCGCCACCCTGGAGACATCACCGATCCAGGCTTGGCCGGCGAGACGGTGCGCGTGCCCGCCGAGATGGTGCTGCACATCATCGACCCGGTGGACGCCGGGCAGCTGCGCGGGGTCTCGCGCTTCGCGCCGGCTTTGGTCAAGCTGTTTTTGCTCGACCAGTACGACGACGCCGAGCTTGACCGCAAGAAGGTCGCGGCGATGTTCGTGGGCTTCGTGCGCCGACCCGAGCGGGACTTTGACAACAGCGGCGAGCGCGACGCGCAAGACGAGCCGCTGTTGCCGCTGGAGCCGGGCCAATTGCAAATCCTGGATGAGGGCGAAGACATCACCTTTTCCAACCCGGCTGATGTGGGCGGCAACTACGAGGCATTCCAATACCGAACGCTCTTGCAGGTGGCCGCCGCCTTGGGGCTGCCCTACGCCAACCTGTCGGCGGACATGCTCAAGGCCAACTACTCCAACACCCGAGCGGCGCTGCTGGAGTTTCGCCGCCGCATCGAGGCCTTCCAGCACTCGGTGCTGGTGTACCAGCTGTGCCGCGCGGTGTGGGCGCGCTGGATGGACACGGCGGTGCTGTCTGGCGCGCTGACGCTGCCGGACTACGAGCGCCGGCGCGCCGAGTATCTGGCGTGCAACTGGCTGCCGCCGCGCTGGGACTGGGTCGATCCGCTCAAAGACATCCGCGCCGAGATCGAGGCCATCGAGGCGGGGCTCAAGTCCCGCACGCAGGCGATTGCCGAGCGCGGCTATGACGTCTCGCAGGTCGACGCCGAGATCGCCGCCGATCGGCAGCGCGAGCGCGACCTTGGACTGTGGTTTCAGCGTCGGGCTGCGCCAGTCCCTGTCGATCAACCCGAGTCTGACTGACCATGACCGATCTGCCCCACCTGGCGTCCCGCCTGTACGGGACGCCGCTTCTGATCGCGCGCCCCAAGCTCGATGTGATCCTGGGCGTGATGGCGCGCAAGCTCGCCGGGCAGCCGCTGGCGATGCCGACGACCGAGTCGGCGCAGCCGAGACCACCCGCGCTGCAAATCGTCGACGGTATCGCCATCGTGCCGGTGCTGGGTACGCTGGTGCGGCGCTCGGCGTACCTGGACGCGGCCAGTGGCCTGATGAGCTACCACGCGATCCAGGCGATGGCCGAAGACGCCTTTGCCGACCCGCAGGTGCGCGCGGTGCTGCTGGAGGTGGACTCCAGCGGCGGCGAGGCGGGCGGCGTTTTCGACCTGGCGCTGCGTCTGCGTGCCTTGTCCAAAGCGTCCGGCAAGCCGCTGTGGGCGATTGCCGACGAGGCGGCCCTGTCCGCCGCCTATGCGATTGCCAGCGCCGCCGAGCAGCTGTGGCTGACCCGCACCGCCGAGGCGGGCTCCATCGGCGTGGTGGCGGTGCATGTGGATCAGTCGGGCGCGGACGCCCAGGCCGGGCTGTCGTACACCCTGCTGCACGCAGGCGAGCACAAGGTCGACGGCCACCCGCACGCGCCGCTGCCCGCAGAGGTGGCAGCCGACATCCAGGCCGACATTGACCGCCTCTACGACCAGTTTGTCGAGCTGGTGGCAGCGCACCGGCGGATCGATGCGCAGGCGGTGCGCGCCACGCAAGCGCGCATCTACCGCGGTGAGGCGGCGCTGCGCGCGGGTCTGGCGGATCGCATCGGCACGCTCGATGACGCGCTGGCTGCGCTGCAGCAGCGCCTGGCGCGGCGCGCGAGCGCCGATCGCTCTGCGCCCCGACTTTCCCACTCTTGCAAGGAGATGACCATGCACGATGACGCCCCCGATGCGCTGGCCGCCGAGGTCAGCGTTGACGCAAACGCTGCGGCCGCGCAGGCGGCCGCGCCCGATACAGCTGCGCTGGCTGCGCAGATCGAGCAGCGGCTGCGCGCCGAACTGGCCGAACTGAACGAGATCGCCGCCCAGGCCAAGCGCCTTGGCGTGACGGTCGATCCGGCGCAGGCGCTGGCCCAAGGCATCAAGCCCGATGCGCTGCGCCGCACGGTGCTGGAGCAGGCGGCCGCGCGCGATGCGGCAGCCGACATCGTCGCCGTTGCCCCCGCGTCGGCATCGTCCCCATCCGTCGCCGACAGCCCACTGGTCAAGGCGGCCAAAGCTTACGGAGGTAATCAATGAGCACGCTGACATCTGAGCCGACGCTGGGCGATGTGCTCAAGCGCGAGTACGACCCGGACTACACCCGCGAGACCGTCACCGTCAAGGCCGGCAGCGCCTACCCCATCGGCGCGGTGCTGGGCCGCATCACCGCCAGCGGCGTCTATGCCCGCTCGCCCGCGGCATCGACCACCGGCCTTGAAGGCGCGGAGATCGCCTGCGCCGTGCTGCTGGAGCCGGTCGCTGAGAGCACGACGGACACCAAGGCCTTGGCCCTGGTGCGCGGCCCAGCCATCGTGGCCGATCAAGCCCTGGTCTTTGATGCGTCGGTGGACACCGATGCGCAGCGCGCCGCCAAGCGCGAGCAGCTGGCTGCCTACGGCATCGTGGTGCGTACAGCCGTTTGAGAGGAGATTTTCCATGACTGTGATCGTCAATCCGTTTGCTGGGAGCGGCTTTACCCTGGCCGAGATGACGGCGGCCATCCAGCAGCTGCCCAATCGCTACGGCCGCGTGGGCGAGCTGGGTTTGTTTGCGCCCGAGCCAATCTCGCAGCGCACCGTGGTCATCGAGTCGGTCGACGGCGAGCTTCGCTTGCTGCCGTCTGTGCAGCCCGGCGCGCCGGCCACCGTGGGCACGAGCGAGCAGCGCACGCTGCGTTCGTTTGTCGTACCGCACATCCCGCACAACGACGTGATTCTTCCGGCGGAAGTGCAAGGCGTGCGCGGCTTTGGCGCGGCAGCCAATGAAGACCCGCTGGTGACCGTGATGACGCGCAAGCTCGCGCGCATGCGCGCCAAGCACGCGCAGACGCTGGAGTACATGCGCGTCAACGCGCTGCTGGGCGTGACCAAGGACGGCGCGGGCCAGACGATCTACGACTGGCACGCCGAGTTCGGCATCGCGCGCGCGCAGTTCGACTTCACCTTTGGCGGCAACGAAGACATCATCACCCGCTGCACCCAGGTGGCGCGCCACATCGAAGAGCATCTCAAAGGCGAGACCATGAGCGGCATCCATGCGCTTGTGAGCCCCGAGTTCTTCGACGCCTTGGTCAAGCACAAGAGCGTCAAGGATGCCTACGCCTTCCACCAGGGCACGGCCGGCGCCAACCCGCTCAGAGACGATGTGCGCCGGGGCTTTCGCTTTGGCTCCATCGTCTTCGAGGAGTACTTCGGCACCGTGACGCTGGCCAACGGCACGACCGAGCGCCTGATCCCGGCGCGCGAGGGCGTGGCGTTCCCGCTCGGCACGCTGGACACCTTCCGCACCTACTTCGCGCCGGCCAACCTGATGGAAGCCGTGGGCACCTACGGTCAGGAGCTTTATGCGTACCAGGTGCCGCGGCAGGACGGCAGCGGCATCGACATCTACACCCAGTCCAACCCGCTGCCGATCGTCAAGCGCCCGGCCTTGACCGTGCGGCTCTTCTCCAGCAACGGATGGTGATGACGCCGTTTGCGCGCGCGCAGCGGCTGGTCGCCGACGCCGTGCGGTCGACATTTGCCGAGCCGGTGCTGCTGCACCGCGAAACCGGCGATCCGCAGCCGCTGCGCGGCATTTTCAGCGCCGCGCACGAGGCGGTGGATGTCAGCAGCGGGCAGCCGGTGTCGATGGTGCAGCCGCTGCTGGAGGTCTGGCAGGACGACTGCACGCCGCCGCCGGTCGAGGGCGATGCGGTGACGGTGCGCGGGCAGCGCTATCTGATCGTCGATGTGCGCCCGGACGGGTGCGGCTTTTTGCGGCTGCTGCTGCATCTTGACGGGGCGTCGCCGTGAGCAAGCCACCACGCACTGTGATCCGCGAAGCGGTGGCGCAGCGCCTGGCAGCGCATTTGCCGGCGGTCGATGCGCGCATCACGCCGCAGCGCATCCACGTGCATCGCGCCACGCCGCTGGCATCTGGCCGCTTGCCGGCGATCCTCATCTACGCGCAGCAGGAGCGCATCGAAGAGCAGCCGCACGCTGATCCGGGCTTGCGCTACCGCAAGTTGGACGTGGCGGTCGACATCGTCGCCGGTGGCGCGACCGCCGCCGACGATGTGGACACGCTGGCGCAGGCGGTCGAAGCGATCCTCGATCAGGACGAGACGCTGGGCCGCCTGGTCGAAGGCACGCGGCTGTTGCGCATCGAGATCGACCAAGACGGCGAAGGCGAAACACCGGTGCTGGCGGCGCGCCTGACCTTTGAGGTCAGCTACTGGACCAAGCCCATCGAAGAAGAAGGCCGCCTGCCGCTGCACGTGCTCTACAGCTGGGTGCCCAAGATCGGCATCCCGCATGAGCCGGACTATGTGCCGCTGACCGATCCGCCGCCGACGCCATGAGCGAACGCCATCTGCATCACGACCTCACCGAAGACGAGCGACGGCTGAGCAATGTCGTGCTTATCGGGCAGGTGGCCGAGCTCGATGCGAAGAAGGCCCGGGTGCGGGTGCGCGCCGGGCCGATCCTGACCGGCTGGCTGCCGTTTGCCACGGTGCGCGCCGGGCCTGACCGCACCTGGCACGCGCCCGAGCCGGGCGAGCAGGTGGTGCTGGTCGCGCCCGGCGGCGACCTCAACCAGGCGGTGGTGGTGGGGTCGATCTACCGCGACGCCTATCCGCCGCCGGCGGACGACCCCGACATCAGCTGCACGGTGTGGAACGACGGCGCGTTCGTGCGGTACGACCGCCGCCAGCACCACTGGCACCTGTCGGTGCCATCCGGCGGGCGCATCGTCATCGAGGTTGGCCCCAGCAAGATCGAGATGGATGACGCTGGCATCCGCATCACGGCGTCGCGCATCGATCTCAACTGATGGAGTGCGACATGCCTGCCGTGACGCGATTGGGGGATCTGTGCACGGGGCACGGCTGCTATCCGCCGCGGCCGAACATCACGGCGGCATCGACGGTGTTCGTCAACGGCATCCCGGTGCATCGGGAAAAGGACGAGTGGGATTTGCACGGCTGCGCAGTGTGTCCGCCGCATGGCGGCCGCTTGGCCGCCGGCAGCCCAAGCGTTTATGCCGAGGGCAAGGCTGTGGGCCGCATCGGCGATCCGGTGGACTGCGGATCAGCAGTGGCGCAGGGATCTCCAAACGTCTTTTGTGGTGACCTCACATGATCGGAGTGGATGCATCCACAGGTAAGCCGCTTTCTGATCTTGACCATCTTCGCCAAAGCCTCCGCGACATCCTGACCACCCGCATCGGCACGCGTGTGATGCGCCGTGACTACGGCTCTCGCATCCCAGACCTGATCGACCGCCCGATCACGCCGCGGCTCGCTGTGGAACTGTATGCGGCGGTGGCGGAAGCGCTGGCGCGCTGGGAGCCGCGCTTTCGGCTGACGCGCGTGCGCATGACGGATGCGCGCGCAGGGTGGGTCGAGCTCACGCTGGAGGGCGAAGTGCGGCTGCAGGGCTTCGCCGACCGCCTGGTCACCTTGTCTGGCATCGGCATCGCAGGAGATCGGTCGTGAGCGCGTATCCCGTCACTGTCGCCGACTTGGCGAGCCTGCCGCCGCCGCAGTCCATCGAGGAGTTGAGCTTTGAGCGCATCTTTGCCGAGATGCTGCAGGACTTTCGGGCGCGCTATCCGCAGTACAGCGCGCTGCTGGCCTCCGACCCGGCGATCAAGCTGCTGGAGGTGGCGGCCTACCGCGAGCTGCTGCTGCGCGCGCGCATCAATGACGCGGCACGCGCCAGCCTGCTGGCATTTGCCGATGGTGCCGACCTCGACCACCTGGCGGCCTTCTATGGCGTGACGCGCCTGGCGGGCGAGGGCGACGATGCCCTGCGCCGGCGCGTGCGCGAGCGCATCATGGGCTGGTCGAGCGCCGGCGGCGCGGCGCATTACCGCTACTGGGCTCTGTCGGCGTCGCCGGAGGTGGCCGACGTTGCGGTCGACAGCCCGGGCCCCGGTCGGGTGCGCATTAGCGTGCTGCCTGCGGGTCATGGCGACGCCGTGCCCGAGGCCCTGCTGCAAGCGGTGCGGGATGTGGTGCTGCGCGACGATGTGCGCGTGCTCACCGACACCGTGGAGGTCGTGCCGGTGGAGTTGATCCCGGTGACGGTGCGCGCGCGCATCTGGCTGTATCCGGACGCGCCATCGTCTGTGTTTGATGCGTTGGGGCCCAGCCTGCGCCGCGCCATGGCGCAAGCGGCGGGGCTGGGCTGGGATTTGACGCGCTCGTGGCTGATCGCGCATCTGCATCAGCCGGGGGTGCACAAAGTCGAGCTCATCGAGCCCGCCAGCGATGTGCGGGTCAGCAGCACGCAAGCGGTGCGCCTGATCAGCGATGAGCTGATCTTCGCCGGCCGCGACCGATAGAGGAGGCGAGCGTGTCTGATCATCTGCTGCCGCCCAACGCGTCGCCGCTGGAGCGCGCGCTGTCGCTGTCCACCGACACGCTCACGCGCCTGGCTGAGCCGACGGAGGCGCTGCGCACCTTCAAAGTCAACCCAGCTGATCCGCTGCTGCCGTGGCTGATCTGGGAATACGGGCTGGGCGAGCTTTTGCCGTATCTGCCCGAGCCGCGCCGGGCTATCGCCGAGGGCATCCGCTGGCAGCGGATACGCGGCACGCCGGCGTCGCTTGCCATCGCGCTGTCGTGGGTGGGCCTGAGCGTGCAGGTGGAGCAAGAGACCCCCGGCCTGCACTTTGCCGAGTTGATGCTCGACCCCGGGCGCGTGCTCGATGACGATGCGCTGATTGCCAACCTGATCGCCATTGCGCGCCTGTCGGCCCCGGCGCGCTCGCGCCTGTCGCGCCTCTACCACGGCTGGGACGTGCGCCGTCTGGTGCTCGATGAGGGGCGGCTGGGCGAGGCGCTGCTGTCGGATCACAGCGGGGTGTTTTGGCGCGACGGCCAGACCAGGCTGTCGTTCGGGCGCGTTCATGCGGCGGCCGAGATCGCGCCGGCGCTCGCCATCGTCGGCGCGCATGCGCCAGCGCGCTTTGGCGCAGCGCGCCTCATCGACCGCTATCTGCTCGACCACGCGGCGCTGGGAGACCCCGGCCACACGCCCAACGAAGAAATCCTGCACGCGCACCTCTTTACATTCGCCAGCGCGCTGGGTGCGCCGGCGGCGCAGACGCTGCTGCCGGAGCGCAAGTTCTGCCGGGCGCAGGTGGTGCTGTCCGACAGCACGCCGCTGGGCGACGCCAACGCCTGCCTGCCGCGCTTTTTTTGGCGCGAGGAAGGCGGCCCCATCGTCCTGGGCGCGAGTGCCCTATCGGACACGCCGCACCGGCTCATCCGCGTGCCGGTGCTCGAGCGCATCGATGCCGTGCACGGGGCCGCTGCCCGCTGTCGCGAGCCCGCGCTGGCGGCGGCGCGCACGCGCGCCGATGCGCGCGTCGTCAGCACACGCGCTGGCACGCTGGGCTGGCTGCGGCTGGGCGAGGCGCGGCGGGCCTTTGACGTCTTGGCGCTGGCGCGCACCGTCACGCTTGCCAACGCGCCGCTGCCCGACCCGGCCCCGTGGCGCGCGCGCGTCTTCCAGCGCGCCTTGATCGTTCTGTCCGACAGCACGCCGCTGGGCGATGCGCAAGCGCGCACGCCGCGCCGCGGCCTGTGGCGGGTGCGCGATCTGCCTCGGCTGGGCGCGATGACGCTCGGTGACGGCCCAGAGGTCGTCTGGCGGCCGATCACCGAGATCGTGCCGCGCACGCACGCCACCGAAACACTCGGCCACGGAGCGGTGACGGCGGCTGCGGCGGCGCGCCGCCGGCACGGCCAGCGCGCCCGGCTGCACACGGCGGCCTGCGCGGCCAGCCGAGCGGCGCTCGTGTGCGGCTCGGCCGACTGGAGCGGCCAAACCTGGACGGGTGTGCCTTGGCCGGCTGGAAGCTGGCTTGATGTGCGCGAGCTCATTCAGACCAACCACTTCACATCGTAAGGAGTTGATTTATGGCCATTCTCACCGCCAGCGGCCGTGCCGCCCTGGCCGCAGCCATCAAGCAGCAGACGCTGCATCTGGCGCTCGGCGAGGGCGATCCGGTGTGGGATACCACGCGGGCCGTGAGCACCGCGTTTGATGCCGGCGACCTCATCGCGCTCGGATTTACGTACCTGGAGGAGGTGCGCGTGACATCGCTCGATGAGGGCACCACCTACACGCGCGACGTGGACTACAGCGTCGATGCGCGCGAGGGCCTGATCCGGCGTTTGTCCGGTAGCGCTATCCCTGAGCAGGGCGATGTGACGGTGCGCTTCAAGGTCGGCCGCGCGCCCGAGCCCATTGACCAGACCGCACTGCTGCGCGAAGTCGGCCGCCGGGTGGTGGACGAGGTGCACTTCGTCGCTGCCGACGCGCAAGGCGAGATCGTCGTGCCCACCGGGCGCTATCGGCTGTCCACGACCCCCACCAATCACCTCTTCATCCGCGTGCGCTTCGACTTTGAGGATGCCGCCGCCAGCACCATCCGCGAGCAGGGCCTTTTCGTCGGCACGCAGACCGATCCCAGCCTGCCGCCAGGACAAAAGTATTTCGTGCCGAGCCAAGTTATTGAGCCCGGCATCCTGCTGCTGCTGCAGAACTCGGTGCCGATCGTGCGCCAGCCGTCCACGCGCGAGACCTTCGAGTTCGTCGTCACATTCTGATGAGGTCCACCCATGCTTGAGCGCTACTACAACTTTTTCGACCCGTCCAAGCGCTACGCGGAGCTATTGTTCCGCGCTGGCGACGGCCTGCAATCGCGCGAACTCAACGAGCTGCAGACGACGATCAACAATCGCCTGAAAGGCGTGGCCGACGCCCTGCTCAAGGACGGCAACATCGTCGCCGGCGGCGAGATCGTCATCGACGCCGACGCCGGGCGCGCGCTTCTGGCCGCAGCGCGCATCTACATCAAGGGCGCGGTGCACGATGTGCCCGCGGCCGAGTTTGCGATTCCCACGACCGGCGAGGTGACGCTGGGCGTGCGTCTCAAAGAGACCGTCATCACCGAGCTGGAAGACCCGAGCCTGCGCGAACCCGCGGTGGGCGTGCGCAACTACCAAGAACCCGGCGCTGGCCGCTTGAAGGTCGAGGCCCTGTGGGGCTGGGCGGGCAATGGCGGCGCGGACGTCAACGCGGGCCTGCCGTTTTACCCGGTGGCTTCGGTCATTGATGGCGTGCTGCAAAGTCGTGAGCGCCCGCCGGCCTTCGATGGCGTCAAGCAAATGCTGGCCCGCTACGACTACGACGCCAACGGGCACTATCTGGTGTCTGGCCTTGGTGTGCGATTCCTCGGGCGGCGCAGCGAAGACGGCAAGCTGACCTTTGCGCTGGCCGCCGGCGTGTGCAACGTGACTGGCTTCAAGGTCGAGCGGCCGCACGACGACCGCCTGGCGCTGGACTTCGACCCCGACATCCAGCGGGTGCTCGCCGAGCCGACCGTGTTTGCGCCGGACGCCAACGGTCGCATGCGCATCAACGTCAACTACGCGCCGCTGGCGCAGGTCGTGCGCGTGCAGGGCACCCGGCGCAAGACCGTGAACGTCACGCACGGGGTGTTTTCTGGTGCAGCTGACACCCTGCCCGATGCGACGGTGGTGCAGGTGCTCACGGTCAAGCAGGGCGCAACGACCTACCAGGCCGGGCAGGACTACACCGTTGCCGGCAACGTCCTCAACTGGGCCCCTGTGGGCGCTGAGCCTGCGCCTGGGTCGGCCTATGAGGTCACCTACGACTACATCGCCCAAGTCGCGGCCACCGACATCGACGAGGATGGTTTTACCGTCGAGGGGTTCGTCGCTGGCACCTTGGTGCAGGTGGACTACGACTGGATGCTGCCGCGCATCGATGCGCTCGTCATCGACCGCGACGGCCTGGTGCAGCGCATCAAGGGGGTGGCGGTCGAGCGCAACCCAAACCCGCCCGCCGTGCCCGCCGACCTGTTGCGCCTGTGCGACCTGCACTTGACCTGGCGCGCGGCCCAACCCGCGCGCGTCATCGACAGCGCGGTGCGCGCGGTGCCGACATACGAGCTGCAGGCGATGCGCGACGACATTGCGCGGCTGTACGGCATGATGGCGCGCGACCGCTTGACGCAGGACATCACGCTGCGCGAGCCGGCGGCCAAGGCCGGTGTCTTTGCCGACCCCTTCCGCGACGACGACCTGCGTGACGCCGGCGTAGCGCAATCGGCGGTGATCGTGGACGGTGCGCTGCGCGCGCCGATAGCGGTCACGGTGCTTGGGCCGTATCTGACGCAGCCGCAGATGCTGCCCTTTGGCCTCACCACGGCGCTGGAGCAGACCGCGCGCACCGGCGCGATGAAGGTCAACCCCTACCAGGCCGTGCTGCCAGCGCCGGCCACGGTCACGCTCAACCCGGCGCGCGACTTCTGGACGGAGTTTCAGACGTCGCGGGCGGCGGCGATCACCGCGACCATCGTGCGCGGCGAGGGCAATATGTCGAGCACGTCGGTGTCGCGCAGGACCGAGGTCGTCTCGCGCATCGAGACCGCCATCCCGACTTTGCGCCCGATCGCGGTCGCGGTGCGTGCCGCGGGCTTTGGACCGAACGAGGCCGTTTCTGCGATGCGCTTTGACGGTATCGCACTGTCGGTTCCCACGGGCCTCAAAGCCAATGCCCAGGGGGTGGTGGAGACGAGCTTTACCATCCCCACCGGCATCGCGGCGGGCGTCAAGCGCTTCGAGATCGACGGCGCGGGCGGCAGTCATGGCGAGGCCACCTTTGAGGGGCGCGGCACGCTGGTGTCGCAGACGACCAGCGAGCGCGTCACGACCACCATCACGCGCTGGTGGTGGGATCCGCTGGCGCAGACCTTCACCTTGCCGGATTCCCGCCAGGTCGCGGCGGTCGAGCTGTGGTTTACCGTGCGCGGCGCGCGGCCCGTCACGGTGCAGATTCGCGAGACCAGCGTCGGCACGCCGACTCGCACCGTGCTGGCCGAGGGGCGCATCGAGTCGTCGGCCATCCAGACCACGGGCGCAACGCGCATCGCCTTCGACATGCCGGCCTGGCTGCAGGCGGGCGTCGAGTACGCGTTGGTGGTGCTCACCGACGATGCGGACACTTCGGTCGCCATCGCCGAGCTGGGCAAATGGGACGCAGCCAATGGCCGCTGGGTCACCAGCCAGCCGTACCAGGTCGGCGTGCTGCTGTCCTCCAGCAACGCTTCCACCTGGACGGCGCACCAGGACAAGGACTTGGCCTTCCGCCTGCTGTCGGTCTCGACCGGCGCCACCACGCGCTCGGTCACCGCGGCGCAGGATGTGGCGGTGACCAATGCGACCGACCTGCTGGTGCTTGGCGCAGTGGATCTGCCCAAGAGCGGCTGCGGTGCGCGCGTGCGCTTGACGCTGGATGACGGGCGTGTGCTGTCGACCGTGTTGGGCGGCACGGTGTCGCTGCAAGCGCCCTACAGCGGCAAGGTGCAGGTGGCGGTGGACCTGACGGGCCTGCCGGATGCCACCCCGATCCTGGCCCCTGGCGTGCAGCTGGTGGTGGGCACGCTCGCCGACACCGCCGACTATGTCAGCCGCGCGATCCCCGCCAAGGCGAGCTTTACCGCGCGCGTCATCGCTGAGGTGTTCGCTCCCGGCACCGCCAGCGTCACCGCCAAAGCCGAGGCGGGGTCGGCGGGCAGCTATGCGACGCTGCCAGCGGTCAAAGCCGAGCCGGTGGGCGACGGCTGGGTCGAGATCGAGTGGCGCGCGAGCAGCCTGCAAGGTGTCGGGGCAGACAAGCTCACGCGCGTGCGTCTTGAGATCAGCAACAGCGCAGCACACCGCGCGCTGGTGCGCAATCTGCGCGCGGTCATCGTCTGACGGGGGGTAGAACATGCCGTCTGAGAGCACACCGCGCGGCTATCCACTGCCGCACCCGACACATCTTCTGTCGGACGACGTGCATCGACTGCGCGAGGCGATCACCCGCATCGACGCCGACATCACCGAGGCGGCGCAGCAGCACTCGAGTGTGAGCACCTTTTTGTCTGGTGCGATCGATGGCCTGGCGGCCGAGCAGTCGGCCACCGACCGCTACGTGCATCGGCTGCGGCTGCGCGCTTTACACGGGTATGACTTTTGAGCGAGGAGCCCCACATGGCACGTGATCCCCTGTTGCGCGACGCAGTGCGCGCGATCAAGACCAAGATCGGGGTGGCGGCGGAGACCGCCACACCGGAGGAGCTGGCCTATCTCGGCACCGCCATCGACCGCATCGGTGGTCGCGCCACCGTCCTCGAAGTCGAGGAGATGGGTGACATCAAGATCGCCGAGATCACCGAGCACGCGGCATCGGTCGAGTCGCAGACGATTGCCAGCATCACCGCCACCAAGGAGGCAGCCGAGGCGTCGGTGACCGCCACCAAGGAGGCGGCGGAGGGCTACATCGTGGCGACGCGCAATGCCGCGCAGGCCGAGATCGACGCCACCAAGGTCAGCGCCGTCAACACGGTCAATGCCGCGCGCGACGCAGCGGTCAATACCGCCAACGCCAACCGTGATGCCGTCATCGCCGAGGTCAATGCCTTCAAGGCGGCTGCCTTGGCCGACGTGGCGGCCGCTGCTGGCAGCGTGACGCAACAGCTTGTGTTTGGCGCGCGGGCGTTTTTCTACGCGCAGATGTAACCCTCTTGAAGGAGTCAACCCATGGGCTTGTTAGCAACCCTCAAACCCGCTGCCGGTACGGCGGCTGTGCTCTACACCGTACCGACCGGGCGGTCGGCCACGGTCAATCTGTCTGCTTGCAACACTGGGCAGGCCGAGGCGCGCGTGCGCGTGGCCGTGGGCACTGGCGAGACGCCGCCTGAGAGCGGCTGGATCGAGTACGACGCCGTGCTGGCGCCGTCGGGTGTGCTGGAGCGCACTGCAATTGCGCTGTCAGCCGGGCAGAAAGTGTTTGTGCAGACCAGCGCGGCGGGCGTTTGTTTCAACGTTTGGGGCATTGAAGAGGTGGCGTAATGGGACGGTACATTTCTAGCCAGCAATCGACGCGCAGCGATGTCAAATACGCGCTGTGCAACTTCGGGGGCAGTGCGGCCGCCGTCACGTACCGGCTGCTCAACGAGGAGTTTTTGCCGGCGCGCAACATCCCCGGCGTCAACCCGGTGCCGCTGCCGTCTGCGATCAGCCAATACGGCAGCTATGGTACGGTGTCGCCATCCGGATACGGGTTGGCGATGGACCCGGTGTTCACCCTGGGCGGCGCGTACCATGGGCACACCAACAGCAGCAACAACAGCATCTACTACGATGGGGCCATCCAGCAGGCGTTCGGTTATGGTGGGGCGCATGCGGCGCCCGGTAACAGCAGCAACGGCTGGTCGAACTACACGGGGCGCTGCGGCGAGTTTGGGCATGACCACTGGAATCTCGACGCGAAGGGGGCGCTGCTGCTGCCGCGTCGCAGCCCGTCGTATGGCGTTGAGACCAAGACGGAACTCAACGATGCGTTCGTCAATGGCGATCTGTCTGACCGCAGCTTGACGCTACTGCTGTGGAATGGGGCGCTGTATTTGGCCCGCCGTACCGAAGCCGAGGCGATCATCGTCTCCAACGGTACGCGGGGCTTCATCAGCAAGTTCACTGTCCCCAGCTTGCCGAACGGCTTCTACGGCACGGCGTCCTACAACCGCGCGCGCAACGAGCTGGTGATCCTGGGGGGCAGTTCCGCCACGTCCAGCAGTGGGATGTGGCTGCGGCTGTACAGCAATCTGCCGGTGCTCAACGAGACCAGCGACCTGAACGCGATTCTGTCGGCCATTACGCCAACGCAGATTAGCATCAGTTGGTCGAGCTGGACTCCATCGAACGATGCCGAGGCAGTCGGCGGGGCCACGCCTGTGCTCACCGACAACGGGGACGTGTTCGTCGGCTTCTTCAACGCTGGCTCGGCGCTGTATGTGGTGCGATTCCAGCGCACTGGTGACACGACGTTTGGCGCGCCATCCAACCACGTGTCGTATGTCGTGACGACCAGCTACGGTCGCCATTCGGCCCGGGGTTCCGGGATGCAGGTGATGCAGACCCGCGATGGCCGCACCGTGGCCTTCTACAGCCAGTACAACTACTACGGTGCGGGTATGGGGGTCATCACCGTCAACAAGCGCTCCAATAGCGCCCGAGTGATGTATTCCGACAGCCAGACATCGCACGGTCGCAGCCTGCTGCACTGGGGTGAAACTGGTTTTGCGGTGGCGTTCAATGCGTCGAGCAGCTACAGCGCGGCGGGCGACGGCACGGTCTACGGCTACGACTGTTCGGTGCAGACGGCCACCGTGTCGCCGACGCAGTTCACGCTCTCGATTCCGAACGGCTACACCACCGCTGCCGCCTTTCCCTTCTTCGTGGAGGTGAACCTGTGATGAATGCCTACTTTGACATCCGCAACGGCCACATCGCCATCATCGAGACCGACACCCCAGACCCCGGCTGGATCAAGCTGACCAGCAAGCAATCGCGCCTGGCGGCGCGCTATCGTCTGGATGACGACGGCAATGTGGTAGACGCTTATCCCGGCAAGACGGACGAGGAGGTGCTGGCCGCGATTGCCGAGCAGCAGGCGGCGCAGGCGCAATCAACCGAGCCGTCGTCGCCGCGTGTCTTGACCAAGTTGCAATTCCTCAACCGCTTCACGAACGAGGAACTGGCGGACGTGTACACGGCGGCCAAGACCAACGTGTTGATTGAGGTGTTCATGGACAAGCTAAAGCTCGCGCAGGAAATCAACCTGGACGACCCGCAGACCGTGGGCGGCTTGCAAGCGCTGGCGGCGGCTGGGTTGCTGTCGGAAGCCCGCGTGCAGGAGGTGCTGGCGTGATGCGGACGCTGCAGCGCGCCATCGGACGGCGTCTGTCGCTGTTGGCGATCTGGCTGCTGTGTCAGGTCGCCGCAGCGGTGGCATCCGCGTGGATGCTGCTGGCCATCGTCACCGGTTCCCGCCGCGCCTGGACGCTGGCGGTGTCCTACGACCAGCTCGCCAACGCTGCGTTTGGCGGGCACGAGGACGAGACGATCTCCAGCCGCGCCGGTAAAGCCGCACGCCGAGGCAAGCGATGGGCCTGCGTGCTGTGCCGGTTGCTGGATCGGCTTGACCCCGGGCACTGCGAGAAGGCCATCGAGCCGGATCGGGGCACGGCGCTGCGCTGAGCGCTCAATCTCAGCGCATCCAACTCCTTTTCAACCCCCCCGTAATCCGCCAATTGGCGGATTTTTTGTCTGGAGACACGCATGACAGACCGTTTTCTGCACGGCATCGAGATCGTCGAGATCAACGAAGGCGCGCGCAGCGTGCGCACCGTCAAATCCTCCGTCATCGGGCTGGTCGGCACAGCGCCCGACGCCGCCGGCGCGCAGCGCGCCGAACTGACGGTCGGCAGCGGCAACGCGGCGCTGCGCGTCGTCGCCAAACAGGCTGGTGTCGTCGGCAACGCGCTGCGCCTTGAGTTGCGTGCAGCCGCCGAGCCCAACCAGCCGTTGGCCATCGCGGTCGATGGGCGTGCGCCCGGCCTGATCCTGATTTTGGTCACGCTGGCGAGCGATGCCGATGGCCAGCGCATCAGCACGGCAAGCGATGTCGCCGCCGCGTTGAATGCGGACGATGACACCAAGGCCCTCATCGAGGCCGCCGCTTTGGGCGACGGAGCCGGCATCATGCAGTCGACGCTGGGCCCGAAAGCGCTGGATGGCGGCATGGACGAGCCGTTCCCGCTCAATGTCCCGGTGCTGATCACGAATCGTCGCCTGATCCCGCATCTGGGCCAGTCCGGCACGCTGCCGTGGGCCATCGCCGGCATCTACGACCAGTCCGCGCCCATGATCTACGTCGTGCGCGTTGCCGAAGGCAGCACGATGAGCGAGACGATCAGCCACGTCATCGGCGGCCGCGACGCCGCCGGGCAGCTCACGGGCATCAATGCTTTGCTGACGACCCGCGCAGAGATCAAGCCGCGCATCCTGATCGCGCCGGGGTTTTCGCACAACAAGCCGGTGGCGGACGCACTGATATCGGTGGCGCACAAGCTGCGCGCCATCGCCGTCATCGACGGGCCCAATACCAGCGACGAAGCTGCAATCGACTATCGAGCGCAGTTTGGCTCGGAGCGGGCCTATCTTGTCGATCCGTGGCTGATGGTGCGTCGCCCGGACGGCTCGCAAGTGCCCGAGCCGGCGTCGGCGCGCGTCGCCGGGCTGATCGCGCTGTCCGATGAGATCAACGGCTTTTGGGCGAGCCCCTCCAACCAGGTCATCCGCGGTGTGCTGCGCCCGGCGCGCTCGCTGTCGTGGGCGATCGACGACCCCAACACGCAGGCAAACTACCTCAACGAGTTTGGCGTGGCGACCTTCATCGTGCACGACGGAGTGCGTCTGTGGGGCAACCGCAGCTGCGCCACCGATCCGCGCTGGAGCTTTCTCTGTGTGCGCCGCACCGCCGACATGATCAACGAAAGCCTGCTGTACGCGCATCTGTGGGCGGCGGACCGCAACATCACCAAGACCTACGTCGACGAGGTCACCGAGGGCGTCAATGCATATCTGCGCCAGCTCAAGGCCAAGGGCGCGATTCTGGGCGGCAAATGCTGGGCCGACCCCGACCTCAACACACCCGAAGCCATTGCCGATGGGCGCGTGTACTTCGACTTCGACTTCACGCCGACATACCCGGCCGAGCACATCACCTTCCGCTCGCGCATGGTCGGCGACTACCTCGAGGAAATCTTCAAGTAAGGAGCAAGGCCATGCCCATTCAACTGCCCCGCGTGCTCAAGAATATGAACCTCTTTGTCGATGGCCGCGGCTACGCCGGGCGCATCGACGAAATCCAGCTGCCCAAGCTCACGCTCAAGACCGAGGAGCACCGCGCTGGCGGCATGGATGTGCCGGTCGAAATTGACCTCGGCATGGACAAGCTCGAAGCCGAGCTGACCATCTCGGACTACGATCCCGAGGTGTACAAGCTGTTTGGCCTGCTTGACCTCAAGCCGGTGCAGATCACAATCCGCGGCGCGATCCAGGCGCAGGGCGAGGATGCCAAGCCGGTGGTCGTCAACCTGCGCGGTGGCTGGCGCGAGATCGACGCTGGCACCTGGAAGCCCGGCGACAAGAGCACGCTAAAGGTCTCGGTGGCTGCGAGCTACTACAAGCTCACCATCGACGGCCAAGAAGTGGTGGAGGTGGACGCCATCAACCTGGTACGCAAGGTCGGCGGCGTCGATCAGATGAACGCCATCCGGGCTGCGATCGGGCTGTAACTGGGGGTCGCTATGGGTCACGTCGAACGCATCAAACTCAACTTTCCCATCGAGCACGACGGCCTGCCGATCCAAGAGATCGCCCTGCGCCGCCCCACCGTCGGCGACCACCTGGCCGCGCAGAAGGCGGCTGGTACCGACGCCGAGCGCGAAATCCGGCTCATCGCCAACCTGGCCGAGTTGCCGACTGACGCCATCCTCAAGCTCGACATGAAGGACTACGCCCAGTTGCAGAAGGTGCTGGGCGGTTTTTTGCAGTGAATCCGGGTGAGCTTGCCGCCCTCGTGGTGGAGCTCGCCCTCTACACCCATTGGCCTCGATCCGAGTTGCTCGCCCTGGAGGTGAGTGAGTTGGTCGAGGCCTTGTCATTGGCGCGGCGCTTGTCGGCCACGCCGTCTTCCTGAGGTTTCCCAATGGCCACCGCACATCCTGTTCAGATCAGTATCGGTGCCACGCTGGCGGCATCCCTTGGTTCGGCGGTGCGCGGTGCCCAGGCGCAGCTGAACCAGCTGGGCTCCACGATGGCCGAGCTGGGTAACAAGCAGTCCGGCATCAAGCAGCTGGAGACCCTGCGCGCCCAAGCTGATTGTGCAACCTCTTTTCTGTAAATTTTCGGATCGGTGGTCATGACGTCCGGGCTACAGGCTGAAGTTGAGATAGACCTTGCCGGTCATCCACGCGTCGTCGAGTTCGGCGAGCAAGGCCGAGA